GGTTGCCCTATACCGTTTGTTGACGCAGTATGCTCTGCGACCGAATCTTCAACGGCGTTTTGATACAATCAGTCCCCCCCGGGCGGCACTGGCCCATCTTGCGATGGGTGACCTAAGGGTAGCGGATCAGAAGGCTTGCGAGGATGAGGTTGTGGTGCTTGCCGAGAACGGCGTGAATCAACCATACCGACCTGCGGTATATCTGGGAGCGAAAGCGAAAATGAAAAACCAGAGAACAGGCCTGAACCGCGCTGCCAGAGCGCTAATGTCCAGGTAAAACGAAACTTGAATTGAAATTGGAAAGAAAAAAACTCGACGCGACAATTATGGCACATAACGAGTATAAAACAAAGAATAACGCCATGAAAAGACCACCGGAGGGCTTTGTTTCACCCCGGCGCCCCCGTGGAGATAACCTCGCGTCTGACGAGGCTCCAAGGGGCTCCGGAGGGACAGGAGATGGGATCGACAATCCCTTTACGGACCTGAGATTCGGTCCTTATCTTGACTCTCCACTGGTGGGCTCTGCGGGGGTGGGAGCCTGTTCCCTTAAAGAACCGGAAGTCCAGTGGTCCCTTTCTTCTCACGTCGAAGAAGTAAAACGCATTGACATGCAGTATTCAGCTGCCATTAAGAACAAGTTAAATGAAAGCAACGTTTTGGAGGATATCGTAGAACCTCTTGCTGATAATGAGAAGACTCACAAGGCCCTCAAAGCTAACCCGTATGCGGTGCTTCACGATGAGGGTGACGGTAAGTGTTCTCTCAGCGGGCGGCTGCGCGCCCGTGCCAAGGTATTAGTGAAATTTTACGAGGAGTTGGGAATGACTCGTTCAGCGAAAGAAATTCCCCAGCAGATAATTTGCGGTGGGCTACGGCCAGCCGTAAGACAATGTTTTGTCGATCAGATGAGCCCTATCGACGAATTAAGCTTCAGAACAATCCAGAAACTCGAGAAATCTTGTTGCAAAGGATGTGAACCCCGCTTCTTGGGGAAGCTTGACCAATGGAAAGAAGCTAGGTTCCACCCAGTTGCTGTCGACTACGATCATCTGGAGCGCTTCAAACGTGCGCTCAGGTCGAATGTTGAGAAGGGATGGGACCAACGACGTGCTCCGTTTATACCGAATGGAAACGCTACCCGGCGTTTTACCAGGAAGGACGGAGGTAATTGGAACGTGGAAGAATTCAGTGACTCATGTCGCTACGAGCTTGTGTTCTCTTCGGGCAAACCGAGAGTGGTGACTCTCTACTCGGCCGAAAACACAAGAGTACTCGCTCCGCTCCATTACTCATTGTATGACATGTTGAAGAGGCGAGGGTGGCTGTTGGTCGGGGAACCCACCGACCAACACGTTTCGGGCCTCAACGGCGCTGCCTTTTTGAGTTTTGACTATTCTTCCGCTACGGACAATATTAAAAGAGAATACGTGAAGGCAGCAGTGAGTGTCCTGGAGGAGCAAGCGGACCATCTTGAACCAGACGAGATCGAGGCATTGAGAGTGCTGTCGAGTTTGGTGATAGATGGTAGAGAGACATTCACGGGGCAGCCGATGGGCTCCGTTATGTCTTTTCCACTTTTGTGCGTGATCAACAAGACCGTAGTTGACATGGCACTTACCGCTATGCTTGAGAGGAAGGAGATTAGTTTCAGGGAGTGGTCTGGACATCGACTTTTGGTCAATGGCGATGATCTGTTAACTCGCGAACCGCGAACTGGAACCAACCTCCGGGGTGAGGTGATCATACAAGGAAGTAAAGTTGGACTCGTCGTCAACGAAGAGAAGACCATGGTCTCTGAACGCGATGGAGAAATCAATTCCACATACTTCCAAGATGGTCACAAGCTACGGAAATTCAACGCATCTTCTCTATGGATGGATGCTGGTGTCGAAGATGTACTGGGTTTCGCGGCCCAGGCTACATCGGACGGGAGGACGTTTCGTAAGGTAGTACGGCGTAATTTGCGAACTCTGGCCAAGCAGTCAGATAAACATCTTACCGAAATACACTGTCCCTGGTCGCCGTATGTCGCAAGGACAAGAAAATACGAGCGGCGATCACCAGCTTGCCCGCGTATCCGAGGACGTCCGAAAGTGGAGTAATTAGTATGGAGTTGCGCCCAGAAAATTATGAAATGAGTAGGGAAGAGGAACACGAAGCAATGAGATGTGAGATCGAAAGAGTGAGGGAGCTGGGGGTTGCTCGGGGATCTGTGAAGAAACCCAAGTATAAACCTGGCGTTATACCTGCTGCTAGATCTTTCAACTCTATCCGAAATCAGAAAAGGAAGGCCGCCCCGGATGTGATCCCGGCCTGTTATGTACGTAGCTTCATCACGAAAATTAAGAATGAGGGTGTTTTGAGAGAGTTGGCTCCTCTCGAAATGTCGTTGCCCCCGGGCGACGGAAGTCAGATCAATCGCATGATCGAC